CAGGAGGGTGTAAAGAAACTTGTCGGAAAGGGAGGAGCAGTAGTATTTGGTGGAGGTGTAGTAACAGGCGCTAAACTGCCAAAAAGTAAAAAAACTTCATATACTCCTCCTGGGGGAACTCTGGCACCTATTCCTGTTTCCAGAAAAAAGAGTAAATCTAAATTAAAAGGTGTTAGACCAGGAAGAAAACCTAAATATACTCCTTTAAAAGGTGTTACACCAGGAAGAAAACCTCCTCCTCCTCTGCCTAAATCAAAGGAAGTAAAACTTCATTCCAGACCTCCTGAAGATATGGAAGATCCTATGACTATGAAATCTGGTACTGAAAAATACAAAGAAAAAAAGAAAAGTGGAGGTAAAGTTTCAGCAAAGAAATACAAATCTGGCGGCAGGGTAGCAAAGTACAAGGGCTAACATGGCACAAGTAACAGAACCAGAATATATATCACCGTATGTTGTGACAACTGCTGGCGGTCTGGTTCTGGATCGTGATGTTTACACAATGCCTGTAGGTGCTGCTTCCATTCTTCAGAACTTTGAACCTTCAGTAAAAGGAGGTTATAGAAGACTTGACGGTACAGCCAAGTACTCAAGTGATCAAGTCAACGGATCTGCAAAGGTAACAGGAGTTTCAGTATTCAATGATGGTGTTGTAGCTGTTGCAGGAACAGCAGTAAAATTCAGTACAAGTGGTTCCTGGGCTGCAGTTGCAACACAGACCAATACTCCTTCAAGACCAAGATTTGAGAAGTATAACTTTGCAGGAACTGATCTTCTTGTCTGGGTGGACGGAGCAAATACTCCAACCAAGTGGACAGGTACTGGTACTGGAACAGCCTTGAGCGGTACAGGCGCACCTGCTAATGCAACCTCAGTTGCAGCATTCCAGAACCACATGTTCTATGCAGGAGCTTCAGCAGCCAAGCAACAGATACAGTTTACTGTTCCTTTTGATGAAACTGATTATACAGGTACTGGATCAGGAAATCTAAAGGTTGATACTGAGGTTGTTGCACTCAAGTCCTTTCGTGATTCACTTATAGTCTTTGGAAAGGACAGGGTATACAAGATAACAGGAAGCTCAAGTTCAGATTTTGCTGTTGCTCCTATATCCCGTAACATAGGATGCAGTGATGGAAACAGTGTACAGGAAATAGGTGGTGATCTTATCTTTCTTGCACCAGACGGACTACGCACAGTTGCAGGTACAGCACGTATCGGTGACGTTGAATTAGGAACAGTTTCAAAGCAAATACAGGAGAGAATAAATGGGATTGGATTTGATAATATTGCTTCTGTTGTTATAAGAACAAAGAGCCAGTACAGGCTTTTTTATCCAACAACAGGTGGACTTGAAACAGGATCATATGGAATAATAGGAGTAATAAAGGCTAATCCACAAGGACAGATAGGCTGGGAATTCTCTGACCTTAAAGGCATCAAGGCTGCATCCTGCGATTCCGATTTTGTAGGAAACAATGAAACAATAGTACATGGTGGCTTTGATGGATACGTATATAAACAGGAAACAGGCAACACCTTTGCAGGAACCAACGTAAATGCAATCTACCGCTCTCCAGACCTTACTATGGGTGATGCTGGTATACGCAAGAATATGCAGAGGATCAATCTTAACTTTGATACAGAAGGTGACGTAGATACTTCTCTCTTTGTAAAGTTTGATTTTGAAGACAGCAGTGTTCCACAACCTGGAGCATATAGCCTTACAACACAGAGTTCTGCTGCAGTCTACGGTACAGGTACATATGGGACTTCGGTATATGGTGCAAGAGGTATACCAATTGTGCGGCAAAGTATAGAGGGAAGCGGTTTTACTGTTGTGATAAGGGTAGAAGATGAATCTTCTAATCCACCTATAACACTAAAAGGATTTGAACTAGAGTTTACTCCAGGAGCTAGAATGTAAGATGGCAGGTTATTCTTCAAGACAGAGTTCATATACTACTGGTGATACAATAGAAGCAGCAGATTCCAATGATGAATTTGATGCAATTGTAACAGCCTTCGGTACAAGTGGACATGCACACGATGGTACAGCAGGAAATGGCGGTGGTCTTTCCAAACTGGCAGGAAGCAACTCCATAACCATAGGAGCAGCAACTGCTGGCACTGACATTACTGTAACGTTTGATGGCGAGAGCAATGATGGTGTTCTTACATGGATGGAGGATGAGGATCACTTCAAATTCTCTGACGAGATCCTTATTATAGATGACGAGAAGTTAATATTTGGTACAGGTTCTGATTGGACAATAGAATATGACGAAGATGGAGATGATGACCTAGTATTAACTGGTTCTGATATAAGTATTGAAAGTTCTACTTCAGCTAAACCCATTCTTAGTATCTTTAACACCAATGCAGATGCAAATGGTGCTACCCTTAAATTCAACAAGAACGGTTCAAGCCCTGCCACCAGCGACATAGTAGGCAATATCGACTTTGTAAGTGAGGATGCAGGAAATGCAGTAACAACCTATGGTAGAATACAGGCAACTATAGTTGACGTAACTGCTGGTGGAGAACAAGGAGGAATAGATTTCTATGTTGCAGAGAATGATGGTGCGCTTACAAAAGGTATGGCAATTGCTGGCGCAGCCTCAGACGGTGATATCACTGTGGATATTAGTACTCACGATGGTACTGCTGGTGGGCTTAAACTAGGAGGAACACTTGTAACAGCGACTGCTGCAGAACTTAACCTTCTGGATGGTGCTTCTGCAGTAGCAGCTCTTTCAGGAAGCACAAACAATACAATAACTACTGTTACTGGTGCCAACGCACTGCAAGGCGAAGCTACTTTTACTTATGATGGATCTGACCTGAAGATACTGGAGGGTGTTAATGATGGCAGTCCTTCATTTTCAATTGGTGGCGCAGATGCAGAAAAGGGAATGATCCAGGCAGTCTATGATTCTGGCGCACAAACCCTTAATTATCTGGAGATTTCTACTGCAACAGCAGACTCTGGAGGAGATGCAGGAAAGATACGCTTTGATATAGATGGTACAGATATTGTTGAAATTGATGATGGTGGTTTAACCTTTACCAATGCAGCCAACTGGGATGTTGGTGTTGCTGCAACTTCTGGTACAACTGCAGGTAAGACCCTTACTGTTTCTGCAGGTTCTTCTGCTACAGGTTCTGCTAACGTAAATGGAGGTAATCTTACACTGTCATCTGGAGGAGGTGACGGTACAGGGACTTCTCTTATTGACTTCAAAACAAAAGTAGCAGCAACAGATGTTCCTGCTTCAAAGATGCAGCTTTCAGGCGCTGGTGTTCTTACTCTTAGTGCTGGTGGTATTGTTATCCCTGATTCTGGAACAATAGGATCAGCTTCTGATGCTGATTCACTTGCAATTGATTCAAGTGGTAATGTTACAGCTTCACAGAATCTTACTGTAACAGGTAACTTCGTTGTAAACGGAACATCAACAACACTTAATACTGCTACAATGAATGTTGTTGATCCAATAATTACTTTACAGACTACATCTACTGGTGCTGCTCTTGGTTCAGATACCAACAAGGATGTTGGTCTTGCACTACAATATCATACAGGAACAGCAGCAAAGAGTGCCTTTTTAGGACTTGATGACTCAGATTCCTACAAACTCAAATATATAGCAGATGCCACCATATCAAGTGAAGTGGTAAGTGGTTCTTCTGGAACTATTGTTGCCAACTTTGAAGGAGGTACAGTAAGCGGTACTACAGTTACAGCAAGTACTTCCCTTCTTCCTGATACTTCTGGTGGAGCAGATATAGGAAGTACTTCTGCAGAATGGGGGGATGTCTTTGTAGCAGATGATAAATATGTACAATTTGGCAGTGATCAAAATGTTCTTATTGGCTATGACGAAACAACAACAGATACTCTAAGGATAGCAGCTACAGAGGGTGCTGCTCTTGCTATAACATTAATGGCAGATGAAGGAGATGACGCAGGAGATGAATGGAAGCTAAACGTAGCAGATGGTGGAGTAATGACACTTGCCAATGATATAGCAAGTGCTGGAACACATGTTACGCACCTTACTGTTACTCCTAACTCTACTGTTGCCAATTCTACTATGGCTTTTGCAGGGAGTATCACTGCTGCTGGATCAACTCTAGCTGCTGTAGGAAAACAGACAATATGGGTTCCTGCTGCTGCTATGCGACCTACTTCCAGCAATGGATGTGCAGCTATTACAGATGTAGAAACTACCAGCGGAAAACCTGATATGCAGGTTCTTGACTTCGATGCTTCCAGTGACGAACATGCACAGTTTCAGATATCTTTTCCAAAGGCATGGAATGAAGGGACTGTTACCTTTCAGGCATACTGGACAACAACTGCAACAGATACAGACGGCGTCTCCTGGGCCTTGCAAGGGGTAGCAGTAAGTGACAACGATACAATAGATGCAACATACGGTACTGCAATAGTGGTAGATGATGACGCTCTAGGGGCAGCAGAAGATCTTATGGTTACAGCAGAGAGTGGTGCAGTAACAATAGCAGGAACTCCTGCTGTAGGAGATCTTTGTTTCTTCAGGATATTCAGGGATGTTTCAGATGCTAATGATGATATGGCAGAAGATGCCAGACTTATTGGTGTTAAGGTACTATTTACAACAGACGGAATAAATGACGCTTAATGTTTTATGGTAGTTACATAGGTTTTGGTGGAGGTACACCTGCTACTGGTTTTGATGTTACTAACTCATGCAGATTTAATGACAACGATTCCGCAGATCTCTATCAGGCTACCTGGAGTACCCCAGGCTCTGACAAGAAGTTTACATTCTCAACATGGTTCAAGTATGGAAATATTGAGGAAAGCAACATCTTTACGTCTACTGCGTCTTCTGGTGGTGGAACAAATTTTACAACCTTACAATTGACTAGCACTGGTCAGCTAAGATTAACCAGACAGTCTGGTGGATCTGTCGTTTTTGATTTAAAGACCAACCAATTACTTCGTGATCCTGCCGCCTGGTATCATATCCATGTAGTTTACGATTCCACGCCTTCTACGCCTGGTGCCAATGACTGTTATTTTTCCATCAATGGCGTGAAAGTTACTAGTTTGGCGACTTCAACATACCCGTCCCAGGATGTAATACATGATTATACAAGAATAGACCCCACTTATACGACGGATCTTGGTGTGCTTCTTGTGGGAGGTGGGTTATATCTCGATGGTTATCTTTCTCAGACAATTTATCTGGATAACCAGAAGCTTGCGGCTACAAGTTTTGGGGAATTTGACGATAACGGCGTATGGCGACCAATAGATTGCACTACCCTCACCTTTGCCGATAATTCGTTCTTTCTGGATTATGCAGATTCTTCTGCTTTTGGAAATGATGTGAGTGGGGAGAACAATGATTTCACAGATAGAAATTTCGCTACCAATGATCAGGTAATTGACACGCCGACGAATAATTTTTGCGTTCTTGACACCTTATTTACTGGTGGTACTTCCAATGCAGCCGATAGAGTTTTTAGTAACGGAAATCTTGATGTTTCAATAACGCTTGATCCAAATCAGATCACACTAGTTCCTGGCACATTGGCCATGTCTTCAGGCAAGTTTTATTGGGAAATAAAATGGACTGCCGATGGCCCTAGTGCTGGATTTAGCCAGTTGGGTATAATGGGGATAAATTCGGTAAGCCAGAGAGCAGTCGTTGGTAATGATCAAGCACCTGGAGCCGCTTCTGGTGACATTGGATTTTTGGTGAACGCTAATAATGGAACTGTTAAATATAATGGATCAACTAGTGTTACTCTGGATAGCGGTGGGTTTGACTTAAATGATGTTATTGGTTTTGCTCTCGATCTGGATAATGACAGGGTTTACATATCTATTGATGACGTTTGGCAGGACGGTTCTGGTGGTTCGACTGCAAGCGGAACTGTTAAAACTGAAATAGAAGGTACAGGAACAAGTTATTCCATCACTGGCCCAACTGGTAATATGGTTGGAGATTCTTTTGTCCCTGATCTAATGAATAATCACTCTGGAACAATGAGTTGGACAACTGATTTTGGACAACTAGGTTATGTAGGCAATGCTCCTAGTGGCTATAAAACAGTATCGACAGCCAATCTT